TTACGGTTACAGGACTTTTTGGTGGAGATAAGCGGGATCGAACCGCTGACCTCTTGAATGCCATACAAGCCTTTTCCCCGCATTTGCAATGGTTTGCGGGATTTTTTCAGCAATACGACTGCAATCAAGGCAACCGAATATTTGTCCGTGATGAAGGCCACCTTTCGGTGGCCATTTTTTGCCCCTCTTCCTGTTATACACAAAATTTACACAAAATATTTTTGAAATTCGCTTGACAAATACACACTAAATGTGTATAATATTGATTGTAAGGAGGGCACACAATGAAGCGTAGAGACTTGATAAAGCTTCTCGAACAAAACGGCTGGTGGCTCAAGCGTGATGGCGGAAACCACGACATCTACACAAACGGCATCGACTGTGAGCCAATATCCCGACAAAAAGAAATCAAAGAAGCTGTAGCAAAAGCAATCATCAAGCGACGGGGGCTGAAATAACCCCCCGTCGCAATAAATAAATATAAACTAAGATAGGAGTGAACGCAATATGAAAGCAGTATTTCCCGTTATATTTACCAGACTTGAAGATGGCGGCTATATGGCCTTCTCTCCAGACTTCCAAATCAACACGCAAGGCGAAACACTCGCAGATGCAATCGAGATGGCCCGTGATGCAATTGGTATTATGGGCATAGATATGGAGGACGACAATAAGGCTATCCCCACCCCCTCTTCTCCCCATGACATCACCTGCGCAGCTGATGAAATAGTGTCCATGATCGACATTGACTTTACCGCATATCGCCGAGCAAATGAGCGGCGCACTGTACGCCGCAATGTGTCCTTGCCCTCTTGGCTCAATTCCGAGGCCGAAAAGGCCGGCCTTAATGTATCCGCTATCTTGCAGGCAGCATTGAAGCAAGAACTCCACATTACTGAATAAGCAAAGGAAGCCCCCGGCAGGTTGCCGGGGGCTTCCTTTGCTTTTTTCGTCCGTTTTTAACGGCTCAGGAGTTCTTCACGATATTGATCGCGCAATCAGTCCAGTGCTTGAGTGCCGCCATGATCATGGTCGCCACCTCTTCCCGTGTGGCAAAGCTCTGAGGACGACGCCCATCCGTAATTCCCATGTGCTGAGCTTCCGGCATCTTGCCCCAAGGGTTCGTCCCCTTTTCCGCCTGCCTTGCCAACCAGTTCTCCATCAGAGCATCAAACTCTTTCTGTGTCATACCCGGTCCTCCTCAAGAATTGCTGTCATTGGCTGCGCCCTCCAACTGCTGGTGGAGCTTCAGCACCGCAGCCTCCACCGCATTGCGAACAGCCGGCTCATCTACTTCATATCCCTTGTCTTTCAAAAACGTCAATGCGTAGTTCAGTCGGTCATGCCCCTCAGACCGGTGGAACAGCTGCTGCGCTGCGGCCACGGCAATATCCACCCAGGCCAACAGCTCCTCCCGCTCCTGAGCGGTGGTTCTGCTCCTGATCCAGGGGATCACAAAGGCAGTGATGATAGCCACCACCAAGGCGATGATGATTTCCAGAATGTTGGTCAGATCAGTCATGGTTATTCCTCCCTCTTGTTGCTGTGCCCGAATAGGGCACCATCGTTGTGTTCAAATACATTCTCCAGCACCTTGGCAAAGAGCACGCACAGTATGCCGGTGATGGCAGGCTTGGACAGCTCCTCCATGGTGTAGGGCTGCCCCAGATGTACAGTGGAATAGATGGCGATGGCGTAGCTGATGAACACCCAAGAGATGGCCGACAGCGCGATAGCTACGAACAGAAGCCGTGTCACGCTGCCAAGCTTGGCCCGGGTCAGCTTTTTCAGCCCTACAAAGGCCAACGTCCCACCGATGAATACACCTGCCAGAAAGGCCGCCAGAGCGGCCAGCAACAGGTCCTTCATACAGGCACCCCCGCCCGAGTTAGAAGCCACGTCACAAAGGCCGTGGCCACGATTAGGACCAGCTTGTCCACCAGGCCGTCCCACCGCTTGGCGGGTTTGGCGGCGATTGCCTTGACGTCGCTCTTGATCTCCTTGACATCGCTCTCTACGGCGGCCTCTCTCATAGCCAGTACTTCCACGGAGGTGGCCAGTTTGTCCAAGTTGTCCTGCCGCCGTTCCACTTCCTCCAGCCAGTGTGAGTTGGACTTGCAGCGATCTTCGACCGCAGTAAGGCGGTGCTCGATCTTCACTTCCATTACTCGCTCACCCCCTGCACTTCCTCTACGGCACCCAGGTCCTCCCACCCGGCAGGATAGCTGGAGGGCGCCCACACGTTGTTGTCGATGGTGGACCGATACACATGGCCACCCTCCACCGCACAATCGTCTGTCATGTACACACCGCTGGTACCGTTGGGAGCCATGTAGGGTTTGGCCTTCTTTGGGTCAGTGGTGTGTTTGATAGAGTAGATGGCCGGCAAGTCAGCTGGGCGCACACCGGGGTTGTTGGCCGGCGTGTGTGGCTGCAAGATGGTATATACCTGGTCACCGTCCTGCACCGGGAAGCCTACATGGTCGGCGGTATAAACAGCGTCCTCACGCCACGCAGGAATATGGCCCTGCTCAGCGATCAGCGCCGTGCCGTCCATCCCAGGGGCACGGGCAGCCAGACCCAAAGCGGCAGCTCTGCCGCGCTCACGCTCACGGTGGAGCACTCTGTCTTTAGCTGTCATAGGCGCTGTTCACTCCTTCCTGATAGGCTGCGTCCAGTTCGTCCCAGACGGTGGAGTCCTGCTCTGGGACGGGCACATGGGCGCCCTCATTTTCAATAAACTCGCCAGTTTCCACATTGCGATAGGTTCGCCTACCGTTAACCTCAACCTCTACATAGCCCTTTTTAGGAGGCAAGGTCGGCTTACTAATTGTCATGTCACCACCTCATTTCGCCCTAATGTAAGAGTACACAGCATCAAAAGAAATGGTTGGGGCTCTTTTTGCAGAGTTTACCGCAAACGCCGTAGTCTGCGTGCCGGATGTGGCTTGGGACCCTTTCCCGGCAGCCAACCAATTTGCCCCTGCAAGCACAAGATCGTTCATCGTTACTGCACCCTCAAACGCCAAACTTTCCTGTGCTCCGTTCCCCAAAGCCACTTTGTGCAAAGTGGTGGAATCGCATATGTACAACTTGGAGTCGTTGGCATTATGAATCGCAACTTCCGGCGTTCCAGACAAGGTGACGGTGTGTAGCAACTCCCATTTAAGGGTAGATGCGTTGAATCTTTCGATATACTTTGTGGACGTCGGGGCTTCTGCTATTGTGACATACGGCTGACGAACACGCACAATATATGCACCGGTATATGCCATGCACACGCGCGGATTCACATCGTTACTCTTAGTGTTTTTTTCATTCAATTCCCGCTGCGTCCATGTAGATGTTGGCGTTGTGGCCGTGGCAGTATATTGCCCGTGCCATACGCCATTGCTTGACATGTAGCGGTAATAACCACTACTCACAATCCACAGTTTTGCAGTGCTGTCATACTCCAGACACGGCTTGAAGGGTCCAAAACGATAGCTGGATGTCAGTGTTTTAGATGTCCATGTTCCACTCAAGTTATTGGTGGCATAGATATGAAGGCCGTTTTCTCCGGTAGTCGCCACAACAGCGACGTAGTATCCAGCCGCATACTTAAGATCGTACACAGAATATGTAGTGTCACTGACAGAAAACGCCGTATACTTAGTCGGACTGGCCGTAAGAGAGCTCAAAGTAAATGCATAATAAGTAGTGGAACTCTTGCCCATAACAACCCAAGTGCCATTTGCATAGCACGCATTTTCAAATGTGATGCCGCTGAATACACTTGAGGTCTTCTTCGTGAACCCCTGTGCCAAGCCACTTGAGACATATACCGCACTGGAGGTTATCGCAAGATAAGATGATCCATCGGTAACGACTCTCAAAAATGGTGATGTGTCTGTCGTGCTCACTTGCACCAGAACATTTGCCGGAGTAGCAAGCATTTTGTACAAATCCGGATAGGTCGAGCTGAATACCGGAGCGCCATTGCACAACAACCAATTGTCGCTCAGCCCAATGCTCGTGGTTGTTTTTATATCCCCTATTTGTGGTGTGAGGCTGCGGAACATATCGTTTGGTGTTGCCTCTTCAGGATCAAGCTCCGCAAATTTTGCCGTGTCGTCAGTCAGAAAGGTAATCTTACCCATCGGATTTCCGGCCTGGGTCGGCTCATCGGCCCTTGTTATCGTTGCATAAAACGGAGCTGAACCATCCTCGGGGGTAATCAGCGCCCTTCCCGGATACTTGGAAACTCTGTCTTTCATTACACTTCACCTCCGTACAATTCGCCGCTGTAGTAGTAGGCGGCGATCATGTTTGTGATCAGCTGGTCCACATCGACCAAGATCTTCTCGATGTCGTTGGCCTCGGTGTGGGTCAAACCCTCCATGTCAGCCGGGACGGCCGGAGTGGTCTGATAGACCGTCAGCACGTCCCGCACCTTCTGGATCTGCTCCAGATAGTGGACCATCTGCGCAGGGGCTGGGATATCCTCCCTTGTCCAGTTGGTCTTTGGTGATACCTCGATATCGTTGCCGGCAGCCTTCAGGCGGTTGGCAATGTAGACGATAGCCTTACCCACTCGGTTGAGGTCGGTGTAGTTGTAAGCCCCTTTATGCGTAGGGTCTGTCAAGATGGCCATTTCTTCATCTGTGGCATCCCCTGCCTTTGCCTTTGCATACAGCGCCTCCAGGGCATCCCGCTCCGCCTCGGTTCGGTCATAGATCAGCGTGTCAACGATGCTCATGTGCCGCCCTCCTTGTCCCAATAGACCACAACGCACCCAGTCGCACCGGAAACACCCGGTTTACCTTTGCCCGGTTCATTGTCTGTCACCCAACGATTTACCTTTACGGGATTTCCGTCCACATATACGGTGCGTTCTTCACGGTGTCGATTTCCCTTAACGCCACCCGCTCCGTACTTTCCACCATCGCCAGACCCCGCCAGCGGTACCGCCACGCCGGTGCGCCCATAGGACGAGCCGGATGCAACATCGGTATATCCGTGCTCATAGACCTTTCCATTTGCGCTGGAATATGGCCCAAATACGGTATTGTCTCCGATCTGTACGGCAAATTCCTGCTCCGGGTTGATGGTAACTGTAGCTGCCCACACGCGGCCACCGGCTCCATTGACGCCATCGATGCCCGGTGCCTCCCAGCTGCCATCCGTGCCGCCTGTACCATCCCCGCCTTTGCCAACAAGGATGATGCGCAGCGTATTTACTCCGGCTGGAGCTTTCCATGTGCCTGACTGCGTAATTGCCGCTCTGGACTGATATAGGAAAGAACCGTCCGCCTGCAACAGGGTGCTTCTGCACCCACGCAATACGCCACTTTGGAATCCAAACGACTGCATGATTCGCCGTCCGGTGGTTGCTGCGCTTTCATTGAGCCAAACGGTATCCACGTCCCCGATTTCTCCAGCCGGGTCCCCGCGGCCCACCGTCTCCAGCCTGTTTCCTCCGTAGGCCGCCAGGATCAGACGGGCCGCCGTCAATGCCGCAGTCGCGTCCTTAATGAAGGGATTGGCCACGCTCACGGTCTTACTGGAAGAAGTAGAGTTACCAGAGACCACATACTGCGTCTTGTTCCCATCGTTCAGCGTGAAAATGATGGCCGCAAGATCATCATTTGCCTTCATGACTGGGTAGCTCTCCAGATTGTCCAGCGTCAGCTCGTTGCCCTCGTTCCAGAGAGGTTCCGCAGTCAGATAGCCTGTCCGTGCATCCGCTCTGGGCCACGTGCCCGTGGCCATGCACGCCCACCTCAGCACGTCGCCACACGAAACGCCAGTAACATCGGCTTTGTCGCAGGTCAATGGCAAATCCGAATAATTAGGATCCACGTGCCACAGGTCGGCAAAATTGCTTCCCAGCTGTGCTACTACCGCAGCAATCCAGCCCGCCAGATTGGTCGGAATGCTTTCCGGCGGAATAAAGGTTCTCTCCGCCACCAGTCCAACGATATCTACCAGATCCCACTGCATCGTCAGTCCATTGTCTCCTGTACGCCATCCGCCGGCGTACTGATAAAAAACACCGACCTGCTTATACTCAACCTTCCCATCCTCCAAAAGCACGGCGATTTCCACAGGAATGCCCTGCCGCTCCTCCAAGGACAGGAAGATACCGTTTTTGTTGCGTGGTTCAAACCGGCGATCCAGATTGTCCATGCGCAGGGTGCAGGTGCCATATGGAAGCGATAAGCAGGAGATGTCACCCTGCTGCGCAACATCAAAGGAAGCTATGATATCGCCATCCCAAGTCTCATAAACGCCGGGTCTGATCTCTGCCGCACGCATCCGGCGCCCCGGCAATGACCACTTTGTCGCCGTCACCCGAATGGCATCCGGCTCGTAGACAGTGAACCCGTCCACGCTCACCTGCGAAGCTCTGTTGCCTGTGAATGTTTGTGTATGATACGCGGTACCACCCTGCCGAATTTCAACCGTGAAGTCTTCCGGAACACCGTCCAAATCCGCATCCGGGAAGAACACAGAGCACGCCTGCAGGATGGAAACCCCTGTAAACGGCTGTTCGATCCACTGTGGAGTTGCAAATATACGGTCCGCACCAGAAACCCCCTTACAGACCATACCGATCTGTCCGGGGATTTTTTTGCTCGCTGGTACCAGGTTGAAACCTCGCCCAAGGATCCACCGATTGCTCTCAAGGGTTACGTAGTCACTGGACAGCTGCATTTCCTTGTCTACCAGCTGCTCCGGTTTTGAGAAGTCCATGGCGCCGCTGGATGTGCCGACGCCATGGACGATATCTGGATCTATGATTTCAATGATGGCCCGCAGCAGCATCCTTCTGCTGTCTCCGGTAATGGCCGCTTTATAGGCAGAAGATCGCTCAATCATGGGGCGACACCTCCCGCAGCGTAAATGCCAGACCGGTCCAATATGCCGTCCCCCCTGCAGAGAACGCAAACGACGGGCTCGTCAGGCTCTGCGTTACGAACCGGCCGGTTTTCATAGTGTCGCTGTCATCCGGCAGATACGTGACCGGAAAGGACTTCCCGGATCTAAGCACTGCCATGACCGCCCGGCACAACTCCGGCGTGATGTACGAATATGCCGTGGTGATCATCTGCACATTGCCACGCAATTCCGTGACAAGGCGACCCGAAACCATCTCCACCTGCGTCCCCAGCTGGGCCGGAAAACACTGGTAGTTGTTTTTGCTGACCTCTGGCATATAGTTTCCATCAATGATCAGCTGTGTCATCTGCTCACCACCTCGGGGTTAGATCTCTGGATCATGCGCAGGTCATCAATAGTCGCGCGATAGAACTCCCGCCCATTGATGCTGATTGGAATTTCCAGCCGTGTGGCACCGCCATTCATCAGACCAAAAGCATTCACGCTGTCAGACATGATGGAGCGCATCCCCTCCAACAGGTTGTTGGTCGTGTTGGCGTTAAGTACCATCTCTCCACGATGGAGAATAGCCGGATAGTTGTCATACGGCACATAGGCAAGGCCAGAGGCGTGGGAAAAGCCTTCGCTGTTCATGCGCGAAGTGCCATTATCCCAAAATGTCAGCTTGTCCAGCAACCAGGACACCTTTTCCGAAACCCAGCCGGCAATGCTGTCCCACACGCTCTTGATTCCATCCCACAGTCTGGAGAATATTGCCTTTCCCGCATCAAACAGCGCGGTCCCGATACTCTTTACGATGCCCACAATGCCATCCCATGCCGCCGACCAATCGCCCTTCATGATGGCCATAGCCGTGTCAATGACCTTCTTTAGGACATCCATTGCAACTTTGACTACCTTGCCAATGATGTCCATGACCTGTTCGACCTTGGCGGAGATGGCATCACCGTGTTCCGCCCAGAACGCTTGTAATGCCTCTATGCCAGCCTTGATGCCATCCATCACCTTGCTCACCGTGGCTTGGATCTCCGGCATGTGGGCAATTACCCAGTCCAAAAGGCCCTGAATTACCGGCATCACCTGGACGCCAACATTTGTCGCCACCATGCCCAAGCTATCCTTCACGTCTGCCAGGGTGTCACCAAAAACCACTCCGGCGTTTACGGCATCATCACTCATCACCAAGCCCAAGTCATGGGCACGGTCCATCAGGTTTTGGATGCCATCTGCACCACTGTTAAGTAGCGGTTCCAGCTCTGTTCCTGCCCGACCAAACAGCTGCGTCGATAGCTTTGCGCGTTCCGTGCTGTCTTCCATTTCGGCAAGGGCCATGATGGTCTCACGCATCATCGTTTCCTGGTCTTTCAAGGCCCCCTTGCTGTCATAAATGGACAGTCCCATATCGGAAAATGCATTTTTGGCGCTGACGGTCCCGTTTTTTGCGCTATCCATCAGGTTGGTAAGCGTTTTCATGCCGTTTTGCATTACTCCAATGTCCACTCCGGACTGTCCCATGGCATATCGCCATTCTTGGAATCCCTCTTTGCTCAGGCCGATTTTCTGCGACATTTTATCAACTTCATCAGCTGATTCAGCCGCTTTGTTCGCCACTCCCATGAGCGCTGCGCCCGCCGCACCCGCTCCGGCTACGATAGCCGTACCCCACTTCGCTGCGGTTTTGATTCCGTTGCCAAGCGCTTCGGCCATCTTCCCGGCCTTGCTCTCTGTTTTCTGGATGGATGCCTCCGCTTCATCACTGTTAATGAGTATCGATCCAAATAATTTGAAAATTTCCAAGGCCGATCACCTCTCTTGCTCAAAGGCGTGGAGTATACTCCCCACATCTTCCAAAATCGTCTCTGTCGGCTTGTCCGGCGGTCTATGCAGGCCTGCCTTAAAAGCCTCAAAAGACTGTGTATATTGAGCCATCTGCACCCACCGAAGGAATATCAGATGCTCTTCCTCTTGTTCTATCGCGTGCGTCAGCAAACTAACTCCCGCATCCGCGTCCATAGCTAAAATGTCTGCTGGCACATGATACCGGCGATACAGAAGGTCGGTCAGTTCTTCCCAAGAATGCCGGAGAGCCATCGAAAAAAACTTTTCAGATCGTTCTCCTCTTCCAACTGCTTCAGTTTCTGCACCATTTCATCCAGCGGCATAGACGCCACCTGCCCCGGCTCCAGCTCCAGAGGGCCGGCCAAAACCTCGTAGATTGCCGACTCAGACTTTTTCTCTGCGAGGGCTTCCATAATGGTCAAAAAACCACCAATGCCCACATCTTCAACACGGGCATTCCTGTTCGCCGCGTTCTTAATCAGCTCCTGCAGCTCAGCCCGAAGGCCGCTGACCCGAACAACTCGGGCCAGCGCAAACACATCAGATGTATTCAACTTTCTCATGAGCGGCCTCCTCAGCTAACCTTCGGATAGTAAATCTCGAAAGGCGGCGTCTCCAGATCATCGAGTGCGTAATGGCCGGTGACGGTAATGGGGATCAGTCCCTCAGACTTATCCGCAAAAGAAACGGTCAGGCCGTTGGTACACAGCGCATTCTTCACCACGATGATCACAGGATCGTTGGAGCCGGACAGACGCCCAACCCAAGTCAGGTTGTCCATGTAGTCTTCCAGCGCGACCTCGTTCTTTGCGGTGATCTTGGTGTAGTTAGCAGGGCTTTCTACCGCCGCCGCCTGCGCTGCCGCCAAGGCCATTTTGATCGTCTCGGCAGTGACCTCTTTGACGTTGGCGGTCAGGGTAACAACCCACTCATCCAGCGCCTCCATGCCCTTGGCCGCACCCTTGACACCATCCACCTCGATCCGGCGGAGTGTAGGCACAGCGGAGAAGCTGCCGCCGCCGGCGGTGGCCCCCAAAAGCTTGGTCGCTTTCGCAGTGTCCCACGTATCCTTTGCTACATCATAGTTTTTCAGAAAGGCACCCGCATCCATCTGCAGGTGCTTGGGAGTATTGGCAGTAAAGCCAGAAA